GAATCAGCTTTCGGTTTCCACTGTGAAAGGAGTCAAGCATGCCGTCTGAACGGGTGTATCAAGCCGCTCTAATCAAGAGGCTCAACGCCCTGTTCCCAGGATGCTTGATCCTCAAGAACGATCCCGAGTACATTCAAGGTATTCCGGATCTAGCGATTTTCTTCAATGATCGCTGGGCCATGCTGGAAGTCAAAGCAAACGCCAACTCACCTCATCGACCGAATCAGGACTACTACGTCCAGATGTTGAATGAGATGTCGTTTGCCGCGTTCATCTGTCCCTCCAATGAACAGGACGTCATCTGTGCTCTTCAACAAGCACTCGAACCTGACAGGAACTCACGCCTTTCTAGGCGCTAGCAATTATCACTGGATTAACTACTCCGACGACAAGCTCGATAGAGCCTTCCTGCTGGCTCAGGCGTCCCGTAGAGGCGTCGAGCTACATGAGTACGCCCGGATGGCCATCCGTCTCGGTAGAAGGCAGCCTGACAACTCCGAGACCCTGAACATGTACGTCAACGACGCCATCGGGTTCGGTATGACTCCCGAGCAGATCCTGTTCTACTCTATAAATTGCTACGGAACTGCGGATACGATTGGCTTCCGCAAGGATAAACTCAGGATTCACGACTACAAGAGCGGTGTGTCTAAGACATCAGAGAAGCAACTCTATGTCTACGCTGCTTTGTTTTGTCTTGAGTATGGCATTAAGCCGCACATGATCACTACTGAACTTCGCATCTATCAGAGCGACGAAGTTCGTGTGTATCCTGGAGATCCGGAAGAGATCGTTTACATCATGGACAGAATAGTCACCTTCGACAAGCGCATCGAAGCTTTGAAGCAAGAATCGATCTAGCGGAGAGGTGTATCTGAAGTGCTGATGGATGAAGAAGAACACCTCGCTCACTACGGCATCCTCCGCAAGTCTGGCCGCTACCCCTGGGGTTCCGGCGAAGACAAGGAAGAGCTCGGAACCACCTTCAACGGTAGTGTCGACATCCTCAAAGCACGTGGTCTCAGCGAGGCCGAGATTGCTCGTGGATTCGGCATCAGCACGACACAGCTTCGCGCCGCCAAGGCCATCGAGAAGAACGCGCAGAAGCAGGCCAACATCAACATGGCCCAGCGTCTGAAGGACAAGGGTTGGTCCAACGTCGCAATCGGCGAACGCATGGGACTCAACGAATCCTCAGTTCGTGCTCTTCTTGCTCCGGGTGAGAAGGATCGTGCGGAAATCCTCACCGCTACGTCAGACATGCTCAAGGAAGAAGTCGCATCCAAGAAATATGTCGATATCGGTGCTGGTGTGGAACAGCATCTCGGCATGAGCTCCACCAAGCTGGCAACGGCAGTCGCTCAGCTGAAGGAGGAAGGCTACGCCGTTCACCGCATCAAGGTGAAACAACTCGGCACCGGCAAAGACACCACCATAAAGGTTCTTGCTGCTCCAGGTACAACTCAACGAGAAGTGTATCTGAACCGAGACAACATCAAGCAGATTCCTCGCTTCACCGAAGACGGTGGGCGGACGTTCGAACAGATTCTCCCACCTCTGTCAGTCAACACTGGCCGAGTCGCGATTCGCTATGCCGAACAAGGCGGAACTGACGCCGACGGCGTTATCTACATTCGTCCTGGCGTGAAAGACTTATCGCTCGGCGGATCTCGCTATGCCCAGGTTCGTATCGCTGTTGGCGGCACGCACTACCTCAAGGGCATGGCTCTGTACAAGGACGACATCCCCGAAGGCGTCGATCTCCTGTTCAACACCAACAAGAGTTCGACCGGAAACAAGCTCGACGCGATGAAGCCGATGAAGAACGACCCGGACAATCCGTTCGGAGCTTCTATCAGCAGGCAGATTCAAGAGGTCGGACCGAACGGCAAGAAGCGCGTTACTTCTGCGATGAACATCGTCAACGAAGAGGGAAGTTGGGACGAGTGGAGTCGAACTCTGTCTTCACAGTTCTTGTCCAAGCAGAGTCGCACCCTGGCGAAAGATCAGCTCGACATCACTTACAAAAGAAAGCGTACCGAGCTCGATGAGATTCTGAACACCAACAACGCGGCAGTCAAGAAGAAGCTTCTCGATGCCTACGCCGACAGCGCCGATTACGACGCAGTCCACCTCAAGGCAGCCGCACTGCCTCGACAGAGCTCGCACGTCATACTTCCAGTCAATTCGATGAAAGAAACGGAAGTTTACGCGCCCAACTTCGAGGACGGCGAGAAGGTCGTTCTCATTCGCTACCCTCACGGCGGGATCTTCGAGATTCCAGAGCTCACCGTGAATAACCGAAATCCGGAAGCGAAGAAGCTTCTTGGTCGTGCGCCTGACGCCATCGGCATTCACAGCAAGGTGGCCGAACGTCTGTCCGGTGCCGACTTCGACGGTGACTCCGTTCTGGTCATCCCCAACAACAAGAGGCTGATCAAGACCGCCCCTCCTCTCGAAGGATTGAAGGGGTTCGACCCACAGCGTGCTTACCCTGGCTATCCAGGGATGCCGAAGATGACTGCTCGTCAAAAGGGAATCGAGATGGGAATGATCTCCAATCTCATTACCGACATGACGATTCGTGGTGCTACGGACAGCGAGAAAGCCAGAGCCGTTCGCCACTCAATGGTCGTGATCGACGCCGAAAAACACGGTCTCGACTACAAGCGGTCTGCCCTCGACAACGGCATTGCTTCGCTCAAAGAGAAGTATCAGGGCGGAAAGAACGCTGGCGCGAGGACTCTGATCTCACGAGCTTCGGCCGAGATCCGCGTTCCCGATCGTAAGGGTCGCTCGGCAAAAGATGGCGGCCCCATCGACAAGAAGACTGGAGAGTTGGTCTTCGAACCGACAGGTGCAACCTACCTGAATCGGAAAACAGGCAAGACTGAACTTCGTACCATCAGCAGCACCAAGCTGGCGGAAACGAAGGATGCTCACACTCTGTCGTCGGGAACCTTGATCGAGGAGATCTACGCGGATCACTCCAACAAACTGAAAGCTCTGGCCAACGAAGCTAGGAAAACCTCCCTCGAAACGGGGAAGATCAAGTACGACCCCAACGCCAGAGAGAAGTACCCCAACGAAGTCCAAAGTCTGGAATCGAAGCTGAACCTCGCACTGAGGAACAGTCCTCGTGAACGGCAAGCGCAGATCATCGCTAATGCCATAGTCGCCCAGAAGAAGGCGGCCAATCCAGACATGGACAAGGAGGAGCTGAAGAAGCTCAATTCACAAGAGCTGACTCGCGCTCGAATTCGGACCGGCGCCAAGAAACAACAGATAGAAATCACGGCCGAAGAATGGACCGCCATTCAAGCGGGTGCCATTTCCACCCACAAACTCCACCAGATCCTGAACCACGCGGATCTCGACAAGGTCAAGCAGTTGGCAACACCGAAGACTCGTTTGCTGATGACGAATGAGCAGACGAATCGCGCCTTCCAGATGCTGCGCAAGGGGTACACCCAGGCCGAAGTGGCCGATCATCTGGGTGTGTCTGTGTCCACTCTCAAGAAGAGCCTTACTCAGGGTGATGAATGATGGACGATTCAATGATCACCACAGTGGACAACCCGTACGATCCGCACACACAGTTCGATGAGTGGAATGCATGGGATCAGTCGGCAGGATATAATACCCTGTCGTACTTGGGTCGTGTGGTACGCACATCGGATGAACTATCAGAGGCCGACCAGAACCAAGCGTATGACGATGCCGTCGATGAGATCATTCGTGTCAACGGTGAGTTGTATGTGAGGAAGTTCAAGGCTACACAGTAGTTCAAACAACACAACCCACACCCAGTCCAC